AACTACCGCTTTAAACATAGCTAAAACTAGCGATGATCCCGAACTTCAAAAATTAAGTAAAGATCTAGCTAGCTCTGGGATACCACTCTTTTTAGGCGCATCAACATTTAATGAAGAAGAGCGACTAGCAATTGAGACAAAAATAGTAGAGCGTGTTCGTGAACTGCGCCAAGAACGTGAGAAGGAAGCCTTCGCCGCAAAAGAAGTGGTTCAGGCAAGGCAGTCGGTACTAGATGTACTTGACATACAAAAGAATTTAGCAGCAACAAATAGAGATATAACGGACGAAGTAGTTTACAGCTTACAAAAGCAACTTATAGAAAAACAAGCTTTAGTAAAAACAGAAGAAGCAACGCAGAAAAAACTAGAAACACAAACAATTGAGCTGCAGAAACAGATAGATCTTAAAAATCTTCAAACAAAACGTGCTAAAGCGTTAGCGGACGCTGAGGAGAGGCGGGTTAAAACTAGTCGTCAAATTGAAAGTACTTTATATAAACAAGTTGAACAAATGCTTCTTTTTAGCGTAAAAGCGGCAGAGTACAGCGACGGCGAAGAGGCGTCTCTTGCAAGACATCTAGCTCTCTACGAAGCCATAAGCAGACAGCGGTATGCGTCTTTAGAAGTCGAGCGAGAGCTTGCGCTTAAAGAGGCTGAGAAGAACGACACAGTAAGCCAAACAACGAAGCTGTACGACTTCAAAAAACTGTTACTTACTGATGACCTTAACCTAGAAAAATCGCTACTTCAAACTAAAAAAGATCAGCTTTTGTTAGATGAAAAAATTACGCAGCAAGAGGCATTGAGAGAGGCAGTCAGACCATTCAGGGAATACGCACAGCAGCAACAAGTACAACTGCAGTACACTAAAGATTACGCAAAATTAGTTGAAGATGGTGTTTTACCTGCTGAAGCAGAGCGTCTAGCTAGCTTTAATCAGCTTGTTAGAGAACAAGATAGTTACTACGAAACACAGATAAAAGTAGTTGAAAATCAAATTGCTCTTACGGAAGCAACTATTACGGAAGCAGAAGCTCGTGGAGTAGCCGTAACAGAACTTAAAAAGCAATTAGATCTACTTAAAAAGCAGCAGGAAGCGGCGAAAGGGGCAGCAGCGGAAGGACCAGGTAAAGGGCAAACCGATTCGGAAAGACTGCAGGCGGTCGTAGCTGAACTACAAGGTCAACTGAATGAGCTTACAGATCCGATAAATATGCTTGTAAGCGGTGCTACCGCAATTGAAAGTGCCTTTAGTAGTGCATTTACTGATGTACTTACGGGAGCAGCGTCGGTTGAGGAAGGTCTCAGCGAGATGTTCGGCCGTATCGGTGAGGCATTTGTAAGCATGGCAGCAGAAATTATTGCCAAGCAGTTAATTCTTATTGCTCTTCAGACTGTTCTCAACGCTTTAGGCGGCGGAGGTAGCGGAGGCGGTAATACAGAGAGTATCGACAAAACTTTGAGTGATCTGAACGCATCAATGAGCCAATACAAATTTACCTATGCCGAAGGCGGTTACGTCACTAGCCCAACTAACGCAACCATCGGTGAAGGCTCTAGCAGCGAGTACGTCATCCCGGAAAGCAAAATGAGCGGCGCCATGTCTCGCTGGAACTCCGGCGTTCGTGGTGACGCACTGGTCAGCGGTGCCGAGCCGACGGGCGGTGCCGGCGGCGTTGCCCTTGCAGAAGCCCCAACCAACATCGTTGTCGAAGGCGGCGTGCTCAACTTCAACGACAGCCAGTACATCCGCCAAGACCAAGTGCCCGCGATTGTCAAGCAAGCTTCTGCTGCAGGGGAAGCCAAGGCTCTTCGTAAACTGCAGATGAGCACGGCGACCCGTAAAAGGATTGGTCTCTGATGGAGCTAGCGCTAGGGCATTACCTGACGTTCACCACCCGCGACGGCGAAGTGGTCGCCAGATACCAAAACTTCAACATCAAAGAAACCGTTGACGGCTACGGCTTTGCCCCGTTCGGCTTCAGCGGTATGACCGTCAATTTCAAGGGCGACAACGTTGACGCCACGCTGGTGTTCCCAAATGATCCACTGACTAGAAGTTGGGTGACCACGGCAGTCCAAGCATCGTGGCTTGCTGAAGTAGAGGTCAGGCTGCTGGATCTAAACGACCGCACTCAGTCAGAAATCGTCCACAACTACGTCGGGCAAATTAGCGAAGGCGGCTGGGATGAGACCACCGTCAACCTGACCATCAACACGGTGTTAGATGCTGTGCAGGGCATGGTTCCAGCGCGACGCTTAACCAAGGTTCTTGTCGGCAACCTTCCAACGTCCAGCAATGTCAGCCTCCAGTAGCTGCCTGGATTTAATCGGGCGCCCTTATCGACTTGGCGGTGGCGACGGCACCATCGACTGCATCCAGATGGTCTACGAAGTGCTCAGCAGGCTGGGGATCCCGACGCCTTCGTTCCAGGACAGCTGGTACACAGACAGCCGTTTCACGATCAGCCGGGCTTTGCTGAACTGGGGCAAAAGAGTTGAAGGGGCTATCTACAATGGCGATGTTGGGATCACCACGGATTCCACGCCGATTTTTGTGGTGGCATGTCACGACGGGGTTCTTTACATCAATCAGCATCTGGACGCCGTGGCTTGGTGCCCTATCGGAAAAGTTCCAGCACGCTGGTTCCGCTACTGCCCTACGAAAAACAGCTGATTGAACTGCTGGGGTGGGAAGAGGAGGAGTATCGACATTTCGCGGCAGAAGTAGCAGTTAAAGGAATTCGTCGTCCAGCAGAGTATGAACATATTCCTGATATTCGGTGTGAACCGGCTGTAACATCATTTTTAATTAGCCTTGCCGTTGGCGTAGCGCTGACTGCTGTTGCTGCTGCACTCGCTCCTGATGTTCCAGTAGTTGATACCGAAATATCAGATACGACCACTGCGGAAGGAACTACTTACAAACTGGATGATCTGAGTGGAACGTCACGTTTTGGCGCAACGTCAGGCTTCGACAGCCTTGCTCAGCTAGCCGATTACGCCCAGCCAATTGCAGTTGTCTTTGCTAAGCGGGAAGACGGTGTCGGCGGAGTTTTAGCTGCACCTCAACTGGTTTGGTCTCGCGCCTTGAGTTATGGCAACGAGCAGGGAATCAAGCTGCTATTTATTGTCGGCGAGGCTGGTAAAGATGATGGCTTAGCTCTTCCAGATCTGACTGGCATCTTTTTGGGCAACACGCCACTCGACGCACTCAGCCCCTACAAATACGCCTTCTACTGGAATCAAAACACCCGTATCAACGGCAGGATTCTGGCGAAGAACTTTGCCTACGGAACCCGTGGCACACCTTCTGCTGGTGACACCCAAGGCAACGATGACATCTTCTTAGTGCCCACCGCCAGGGGCAAAAACCCAGATTTCTGTGGGGCGTTCTCGCCGTCATCCTCAACCAGCTTTGGTTGCTATGCGCCAATCCCAAACGGCACGGGCTATCGCGTCAACTTCCAGCTGCAACCTTTCCCTCACAGGGAGGATGCAAACGTCGCAGAGGAGGATGAGAACTGGAACATCAAAATGAACCGGGCAAAGATTACCGGTTGGTGGGGCTTCCTAAACGGTTCATATCAAGACACGGATACCGGGACCGCTAACTATTGGATGCGGGATTTGGGGATGAAGGGCACCGGGCGGGAGTACAGCCGGTGCATGGGAATCACGCATGTCAACGGCGGCAGCAACTGGGACGGTGCGCCAGGTGATCACACACGCGTTGTCACCGTTGAGGTTGGCGACACCTGCACCTTCACAATTGGCGGTGCTGTTCTGCCGGAAGAGTTTTATTGGGTTAGCGGAGAGGGCGGGTCTGATGAAGAAGGACCTGTTTCTGTTGACGACATCAATGCAGCCACAATCCGCTTCCGCGAGGCAGCAGATGACGCCCTGCAATACGGCACCGAAGTGATGATTGGCAAAACCCTTTGGGTTGTCGTTGAACGCTTGCTTCCGGTTTGGGGTGAAAACGTTGCCGATCTCTATGAAACACGCGACACCCAGCTGATCACGCTGGAATGCACCGAAACCTTCGGCAGCAATAACTACATCGGTCTGGTCAGTAACGACATGATCGAGATGCCTTTCCGCACAGATGACGAAGGGCAGGGGTTATATGAGTACGGCGATCAAGACCGACTGGGGCTAACGGCAGGCGCTGGGTACTACCCGCTGATGCTGGTTGATTTCGGCGTGGTGCGTAACACTCGCCCCTGCATTGCCACGGAAATCGGCATCAGGTCAAAGGTGTTCAACCAAGCCAACGGGCTGTGCAACTTCCCATCGCTCCCGACCGCTGAAACAATCAAGGATTCCGATTGGAACGGCGACACGGTCCAGTCCGGGACGATGAACACATACTTCAGACGGACTTCAGTTTTCACTGTGCTGGTCCGCCCGGCTGGCGCTAACGAGGATGGCGAAGAGTACGACTGGGAGCCTCTTAACGAGCAGTTTGCAGTTGAGGGCAATCAACCGACTGATGCTTACAACTTCCTGAGGTTCAACCATCCCGAGGATCGGGAATATGAGTATCGGTTCCTGCCCAAAAACGGTGCAGACGTTGCCCGCCACATGCCGGATGAGGAGCTGCTCTGGCTGCTCGATTCCCGCATCAACGTGGATATGGACAGTGCCCGAGTATTTGGGGACTACCAGACGCCTTACGGCACTTTCCGCGTTGAAGCAGTGGGACGTGTTGTCGCCAAGGGCAACATTGAGTTCAACTATGAAATGGCAACTGGCTCAGTCGTCAGCAACGAGGGCTTGGTCATTGGCGTTCCAACCGCCGTCAATCTGAACGAGTATTACCCAGACATTGACGAGGAGAGCGCAGCTGCAACCGGCATCGAGCGCACGGACCTCTTGCCGCTGGGGGCTACGGAAACAAGGGAAGCAGCACTGGAGTGGGAACTGTTTGGTCAGGCTTCATCCTTCGGGCTGAGTGCCACAAAAGAGATCACACATGACTTGGGCGACGGGCGCACCATCACCGTCAAATACGACGGCATCGTTGATCAATACTTTGCCGCAGACAATGCTTACTTCCCTGGCTGGCGTGCATGGTCGATCGTTGGTTTAACCGTCGTCAGCAGCAGCGGCAGTTTCAACGCCAACGAAACGCTGGAACTTTCGGTCACACCATCCGCCAGCAACCCCCGTAACCCGCTTGCCTTCACTGAGCTGGGTCTTGTGGTCCGAGTTACAGCCACCACCACAACCCCGTCACTGGGCGGCAGGGAATCGGCTTGGGAATACGAAATTCTGGGCGACGCACAGAACGGCGAGATTGGCTCTGGTTATTCCGTTCAGTTCACCCTCAGCGATGGCACCAAGTCCGTAGACATCAAAGCCACGGGCTTTATTACCACCGTTTCTCAGGCATACCAAGACAAGTTCGGCCGCGACCGTGCCTGGGACGTGACTTATGAACCAGTCGCCAACTCGAGCACTGGGGATTTCAGCAACAACGAAGTCATCCTCACCACCCGCAGTATTTCCAGCGGCAACCCATTCTTCGACGGCGATGAAGTTGGCGCATACTTCCAGGTCCAAGGTCTGCAGGATGAAACGATCTCCTACGGGATGACCAGTGATCGCATCTTTGAGTACAACTCGGGCGTCACTGACCTGAGCTTCTACGAAGAGGTCAACAAGTCAAACGCCTCAGCCTCTGAGCACGCGATCACCTACGTCAACGAGATTGTTGAGCAAGAAATCGCCCCGCAGTTTGACCGTCTGACCACTGCCGGCTTGGCGCTGCGTGCCAGCAGAACCCTTGGGACGGTTGACCAGCTCCGCGTTTGGATGCGTTACGGCGTGCCGGTCAAGAATTTCCACCCGGATGACAACGGCGCAATCCAGTCCAGCAACCTGTTCCCGGATCTGGTTTATTTCCTGCTGACCGACGAAAAAGCTGGTGTGGGCAAGGTTTTTGCAGATCGCCTGATCGATACCGATAGCTTTGCCCGCAGCTGCCAATTCCTCCGCACCAACAAAATCTTCTTCAATGGCGCAATTGCTGACGTGATCAACGTTCGCAGCTACGTCGCGGATCTTGCCCCGTCAATGCTGCTGAACTCCGTAATCGCCAACGGCAAGGTGGGTCTTGAGCCAGTTGTCCCAACAACCGAATCCGGCGAGATCAGTCAAGGACCAACCCCGCTAAGCGCCATCTTCACTTCGGGCAACATCATCGAAAACAGCTTCCGGCTGGAATACCTGTCCCGCGAAGACCGCAGAGATGTGACGATCAATGCCCGCTGGCGGCGGGAGATGGTGGACAAGTTCCCCGAGGAGGAAAACCTCACGATCCGCTGGAACGAAACAGGC